GGCTTTGGCCTGTTCCACCTGATTGGCGGTTTCGCTAAATCCGCGACGTCCCTGATGCGTCAGCTTGTTGACGCTGGCACGCTGAGCAACCTGCCCGGAGGTTTGAAGAGCCGAGGGCTGCGCATCAAGGGCGATGACACCCCCATCGCTCCGGGCGAGTTCCGCGACGTGGATGTCGCTAGTGGCAACATCCGCGACAGCATCCTGCCGCTGCCGTACAAGGAGCCGTCCGGCGTTCTGTACCAGTTGCTGGGGAATATTGTTGAGGAAGGACGTCGCTTCGCTGCCACCGCAGACATGAAGGTGGCCGACATGTCGGCGCAGGCGCCCGTGGGCACCACGCTGGCCCTGCTCGAACGCCAACTCAAAGTCCTCACCGCTGTCCAGGCCCGTACGCACTTCTCGCTCAAGCAGGAGTTCAAGCTCCTGAAGAACCTGATCCGCGACTACACGGACCCGGACTACACCTACGATCCCGAGTACGGATCGAAGCGTGCCAAGCAGAGCGACTACGACTTGGTGGACGTCATCCCCGTCAGCGATCCCAACGCTGCCACGCTGTCGCAGCGCGTCGTTCAGTTCCAAGCCGCCATCCAGATGGCGCAGATGGCTCCGCAGATTTACAACCTGCCTGAGCTTCACCGTGGGATGCTGGAGGTGCTGGGCATCAAGAACGCCGAGAAGATCATCCCGTTGGAGGAGGATCAGAAGCCCATCGACCCGGTCACCGAGAACCAGAACATCCTCAAGCTCAAGCCCGTCAAGGCGTTCTTGCACCAAGACCACGACGCTCACATCGCCGTGCACAACATGATGATGCAAGACCCGATGATTGCCGCGCAGTTGGGACAGAACCCACAGGCGCAGCAGTTGGCTGCTGCCTTGCAAGCGCACATCGCTGAGCACATCGGCTTCAAGATGCGCAAGCAGATCGAAGCGCAGTTGGGCATGCCCCTGCCTCCCGAGGACGAGAAGCTCCCGCCGCAGGTGGAGATCGCGCTGTCCACCATGATGGCGCAGGCGGCGAATCAGGTCGTGGCTCAGAGCCAGCAGCAGGCCGCGATGATGCAGGCCCAGCAGCAAGCGCAAGACCCGGTGATCCAGATGCAGCAGCAAGAGTTGCAGCTTCGTGCCCAAGAACTGCAACTCAAGGCTCAGGAGATGCAGGTCAAGGCGCAGAAGGCTCAGCAGGAAGCTGCGCTTAAAGAGAAGCAGTTGGCGGTGGACGCCACAGCCAAAGCCGACAAGCAGGCACTCGAAGAGGAGAAGGTCAAGGGTGACCTTCAGCTTCGTGGCATGCAGGTCGCCTCCGCCATCGAAAAGGACAAGGCCAAGATGGCGGCTGACAGTGAGCGGGACGGTGTCAAGCTGGGCATCGAGATCGCTAAATCCCGTGCTGAAGCAGCACGTCAACAACAGGAGCGAACACGTAAGTGATCCAAGACTTCGCACGCGTATTGCGCGAACAAATACGCACCGACATGAACAACTACGCCGATGACTTGGCGGGGGGTTCGTGTCGCACTTTTGAGGAATACCAGAAGCTCTGCGGCGTCATCCAAGGTCTGGCGATGGCAGAGCGTTACATCCTTGACCTTGCAAAGAAAGCCGAAGATGCAGACGAGTGAAGCGGGAATCATCCTCCCCCCAGGCATCAGCCTGCCCAAGACCATTCAGCCCCAGGACGAACAGGACGAGAACCTCGCCCCTGAAGAGAAGGCCACAGCCCTTCCAGAGCCTGCAGGCCACAAACTGCTGTGCATCGTGCCGGACGTTTCAGACACGTTCGAGAACTCCAGCCTGATCAAGGCTGACAGTTACATGCGCCAAGAAGAACACGCCACCACGGTGCTGTTCGTGCTCAAACAAGGCCCCTCGGCCTACAAAGACCCCGAGCGTTTCCCTACGGGAGCTTGGTGTAAACCCGGAGATTTTGTGCTGGTGCGTACCTATTCGGGTACCCGGTTCAAGATTTTCGGCAAGGAGTTTCGTCTCATCAACGATGACCAAGTTGATGCTGTTGTGCAAGACCCTCGCGGACTCACCCGCGCTTGAAGGAGTGAAAGATGGCAATTGACAAAGAAGAGTTCAAGTTCCCTGACGAGCGGGAGAACGAAGTCAAAGTCGAGGCTTCGGGTGAAACCGACGTCGAGATTGAGGTCGTAGACGACACGCCTGAGCGTGACCGTGGCCGAAAGCCCCTGGATCGGGAGGTTGCTGATCCGACCGACGACGAGATCGAGTCTTACTCGGCCAACGTGCAGTCGCGGATCAAGGAACTGACCCACGCACGTCACGACGAACGCCGTCAAAAAGAGGCTGTAGCCCGGGAAAAAGCAGAGCTTGAGCGTCTTGCACAGCAGTTGATTGATGAAAACAACCGGCTGAAGCGCAGCTACAACGAAGGCCAAGAGGTTTTGGTCAACTCTGCCCGCAAGGAAGCAGAGTCCGAACTGGAAATGGCCCGCCGCAAGCTCAAGGAGGCGCAGGAGTCTTTTGACACCGACGCCATCATTGCGGCTCAGGAATCGCTGGCTGAGGCTAAGTATCGTGTCGAAGAAGCCAAAAGATTCCGTCCGCAGGCTTTACAGACCCAAGAAATTCCTGTACAAACTCAGCAACAACCGCAAGTTCAGGTTCAACCCGACGAGAAATCCCTGCGCTGGCAGGCAAAAAACCAGTGGTTCGGACAACCTGGGTTTGAGGAATACACCAGCTACGCACTAGGGCTGCATCAAAAGCTAGTCAACGGGGGTGTTGACCCTCGCTCCGATGAGTATTTCGACCAGATTGACGGTCGCATGAAGTCAAAGTTCCCCGAGATTTTCGGCGGCAACGAAGACAAGCCGAAGACGGTTGAGGTTCAAAGGAAACCCACAACGGTCGTGGCTCCCGCCACTCGTACTACGGGTGTCGGAAAAATTCGACTGACTCAAACGCAAGTTGCGTTGGCGAAAAAGCTGGGCCTGACCCCGCAGCAATACGCTGCTCAAGTGGCAAAACTGGAGAACCAAAATGGCTGAAACTCAAAACCGTATCCCCCGTGACATGCAGTCACGCGAAAAATCTGCTCGTATGGTGTACACACCTTCGAGTTCACTGCCCGATCCGACACCTGAGCCGGGGTATGTGTATCGCTGGGTTGCGACGCACATCCTTGGACAGTCTGACCCCACCAACGTATCCAAAAAGATGCGCGAGGGTTGGGAGCCGGTGAAGGCGGTTGACCATCCTGAACTTATGCTGCCGGGTAACGAGAAGACCGGGAACGTGGAAATTGGTGGCCTCATGCTCTGCAAGATGCCCGCTGAACTTGCACGCTCACGGGACGACTATTACGGGCGTCAAGCACAGGCTCAGATGGACTCAGTGGACAACCACTTCATGCGAAACAATGATCCACGGATGCCGTTGTTCTCGGACCGCAAGTCCAGCACGACGCGCGGAGGTGGGTTTGGTTCTGGTTCAAAGTAACTTAGGAGTCCTTAAATGGCATCTACTGCTGCTCCCTACGGCCTACGGGCTGTAAACCGAGTTGACGGTCTGCCGTACGCAGGCGAAACGCGTCAGTTTCTGATTGACCCCGCCGGCTATTCGAGCAACCTCTTCTACGGCCAAGTGGTGAAAATCCACACTGACGGTTACATCCGCCTCGTGACTGAGACTGGTGGCACCGGCGACGCATTCCCCGCTGGCACCATCGGTGTCTTCGTGGGCTGCTCGTACGTCAACGCGCAAGGCCAGACGGTCTTCTCGCAGTACTATCCCTCGGGTTCGCTGAACGCTGTTGCGTACGTCGTCGATGACGACCGCGCCGTGTTCCAAGCCCAGGCCGATGGCCCTGTGACGCAGACTCAACTGGGTCAAAACATGCTCTTCGCCGCTGCTCAGAGCGGTACGGCAGGCACGGGTGGCTCCACCACCTCGGGCAATTCGCTGTCGGCACTGAGCGCCACGACGCAAGCCCTCACTGCGGGCTTCCGTCTGGTCGGCTTTGTCAACGGTCCGTTCTCGACTGTTGGTGATGCCAAGACCGATGTGTTGGTGAAGTTCAACATCGGCCAGCATTCGTACACGAATGCAACTGGCGTTGCCTGATAAGGAGTGATCTGAAATGGCAATTTCTCGTGCCCAACTACTCAAGGAACTCCTGCCCGGCCTGAACGCTCTGTTCGGTATGGAGTACGCTCGCTACGGCGAAGAGCACAAGGAAATCTACGAGACTGA